AGCAGGCGCTAGAATGACGACCAGAATCATTGACATACTAAGAAGCACACCAATCTACGCCGAGATGCTGGCGCAGGTTCCCGAGGATCAGCGTGAGGCTGCTATCGCAGCGCTCGAGGAGCAGCTGCAACCCTACGAGTCCCTCATGCTCTCACTGCCGAGTGGGGCCGTCGAGAACTTCATGAGGTCCCTAAATAATGATGGGGCAAAGCAGGATGAGCAGCCCACACCAGCGTCCACCCGAAGGCAGCCCAGGAGGTTCTGATGTCGACCACAAGGTTCAACCCACCTGTCCCAGAGTTCGAGGCTCGAACTGGTCTCGGTGACACTACAGTACCGGACGGCGACGGTCTAATCGAACCTGGGGAGAATGATTACTCTACCCGGAACAGGTCCACATTAAGGAAATACATCAGCAGCCTAACGAGGGGCGTTGAACCGACTGAGGGGATCACACCCGACAGTGGACCGATTTCGGTTCCACATGCTAATCCGTTTCCACTGAATCCAGACGATCGTGATGGTCAATTCTCGGACCAAGCTGGTCTACGTGAAGCAGCATATCGAGACGGAGTGTCGGGGTCTCCCTTCGAAAATGCCCTGTTCGAGAATATCATCAAGATAGGTCCACTCGGAGAGGCGAACGATTCGATCGAGCTTAGCGGTCATGAACTGCTACCCGGCGTTGTAGGGTCGGAGATTCCCAACGGCGCAATCAGAACAGTTTCCACCGGAGCGAAAGCTTACATCACGTCGTTGGGTCAAGCGTTAACCAAAAAAAATCTATACTCGGGTAAACTGTCGATCGAATCAGGCGAGACGTTCGAGGGTCGAAGCTTCGTAGCTGAGCAGGGTGTAGAGACTGGAGACAGTGAGGAGTCCAACCCTCCTGTCAACTCAAGGGTCAGGCTCGGATCTGATTCTTTGGGATCTTCGTACGACGTCGCTAACTTAAAAGTTACGACGCCCGCAGACCTGGCGTCGATTGGAACGAAATTGATGACGTCGGCGATGGGAGTTGACGTCGTCGACTACAGCGAATTTAAATTGTGGATAAAAGGACCGGGCGGGATTTCGCAGCTTGACGGCCCCATCCGCGTGGCAACCGCAGCTGCCAAAACATCTCTGAGTGACCTCAACAACACGATGGCGAGTGGGGGTCAGGATGCTATCATCGCCTCTGACGATATAGGAAACACGGGAGGCAAATACACAGCAAGGGTGTGGCCCACCGCTTTCACCTCTGAGAATGGTGGAAATTACACAGGTACGGAGTCGGGTCAGGCTGCTTTCTCATCTTTCATTCTCGGCGGCACTTTCGTCGCTGCGGTGCTCGCCGCCGCAATTCTGGGGGCGATCGTTCCCGCGATCGCCCCCGCAAGCGTCCCAGCAGAGGTCAATTCAGGAACAAATAACAGAAGGAAACTTAAATCAGGAGAGTTTCGCTACGAACCCAGAAACGCGGCGCTCGGGGTCATCTCTAACGTTTTGGACGCGGCAGCAGGCATAGCGGGTCTTGATCTGCAGAACCCAATTTATGTTCCCACCAACAGTCTCGTGGGCTACGGAGACTGCGTCGTCGCAGGATTGGCTTACTTTCTTGGAGTCACAATAGGAATTGATCCAGCTATTATTACTCGGAAGTTTATTACGTTGAACGGCAACACACTGGTCTTCTTGGGTGCGATCGCCGCAAGATTAGCCGTGATCTACGTGGAGCCGACATCCAGGCAGTATTACATGGGGATCATCAGGGAGCTAAATCGTAATACAGTCGCGCTTGGTGATTCGATAAGGAGCTTCGGAGCTGCAGCAGCTGATGCAGCAGCTTCGATAGTTGGGATAGGCTCGACTCCGAGTATTTTTGACTCGAAGCTGTTCAAGTTCGTCAATACTCTGGCGAAGATCGGAGATCTAGCATACACGCAGGCAGCTGCGATCGATTATCGCAAGACTGACATCGAGTCTGATCCTGATACCGTGTACTCCACGTTTGACCCGCTTTCTGATAAAACGGGTGGTCAAAAGTTTTTGATGAAAGGGTTCGGGGCGAGGAGGATATACGGAGACAAAATTAAAGATCGACGTGGAGTCAGTTACTCTCTTTCCGACCTCCCTTCGTATCATCTCGTCCCGTCTGGAAGTGATCAATCTTACCAACGTTTACTCGGAGGGTCGAAAGCTGCTATGAGAATTAAGTCTGTCGGAGCTAAAGGTAGCTCGGATGGACGTCTCAGATTCTCACCAGAGCAGGTTTCTGCAATCGAGTCTGTTCTAGAAGCCGAGTATATGCCGTTCTATTTTCATGATCTGAGAACTAATGAGATCGTCGCATTTCACGCGTTTCTTGAGGATCTTAGCGATAGCTATCAGGCTAACTACAATAACGCCGGCGGATACGGTAGAGTCGAGGAGATTAAAACCTATAAGGACACAAAACGATCGGTTGGATGCACATTTCATGTCGTTGCAACGAACCCTGAGGACTTCGATTATATGTGGTGGCAGATCAATAAACTAACGACGATGGTTTACCCCCAATGGTCGTCAGGTCGTGATTTGATTTCTAAGTCCGAGGTTGGGGGAGGCACCGCCGATTTCAAGTTCACGCAACCATTTTCTCAGATTCCTACCGCCACTCCCATTATAAGATTCAGGGTGGGTGACGTAATAAGATCGAACTATTCGAGATTTAATCTGAAGAGACTGTTCGGATTCGAAAATCCCGAAAAAAAGCAAAAAGAAGCCAGCGCGATTACGAAGGACAGGGTTTATTACACCGTAAAAGCAGGAACCGAGGTTTGGGTGTTCGACAACAACGTTAATGACGTCTACAAAGCGACAATAACAAAAGAGCTTGGGAAGCAGCAGCCGACTTTTTGGAAAGATCAATATCCAGATCAAGATTTTGAACCTAATTTGTTGAAGATTTTTGCTCCTGAGTTTGCGAAATTCGTAGCTGTTTACACCGACTCGCCAGGTGTGATCGAAGAGATTAACGGTTCAATATCATTGGGCTCGACTGATTTAACTACTCAATTCTACGATTCCAACAATAATGCCATCATTCGTTCTTTCGAAACTACACGAGGGTATGGTCTCGCTGCTGTCGTAACTCAGCTGCAATTCACATGGATGGATGGTCTTTGGGGCGCGGGAGAAGACGGTGCTGGGAAAAGAGCACCACGTTCCTGTAAAATTCAGATGAGCTTCGACCCGATTCACGATATCACGCCAGGCCTCGATCACGAAGGCTTCAACAGGGCTCCGATCTATCCAGTCGGTAATCTTGTCAATAGGATCATCGAGGGCGGTGAACCTTCACCGTATGGTGCTGGCACTGATGCTCGATCAATTGAGTCTGCTGGAAACGTCCTCTCTAAGCAAGCGTACGAGCAAGCCTTTAAACAAGGCTTCCTCAGTAAGTTATTTTAAGGTTCAGGGGTTCACCAGATGGCAACCAGTAGATATCGCAAGGACACGATTATAGGAACTCCGCAACGCCTCTCCACGGCAGCAGCGACCTTAAGAATTAGACAAGCCGTGAATTCCGGTGCCCTGGCGACCCGTGAGTTCGTGATGACTGAGGGCCAACGTCTCGACACACTCGCGGGTCAGCTGTACGGCGACGGGCAACTCTGGTGGGTGATCGCAGCAGCGAGTGGGATCGGTTGGTGGTTACAGGTCCCACCGGGAACCAGAATTCTCGCTCCTACCGACATCGACGCTACACTGAGGCTTGTGTAACTTGCCAAGATCACCGCTCATCGCGCAGGCCACTAAGGAGCTTTCAAAGTATTTCGCCGCGACGACGGATTCAGCTTTCATAGATAGAACGTGGCAGATCAAGCAGTCTGCCGACGCTGCGCGCAAAACGTTGGCCACTGGTACAACGGACGAAAAATTGAAAGCAAACGCTTCGATTGCTAATCGAAGCGTGGAATACGTCGAAGGGACCACCAGGTCTGATCGTATTGCAGACTTGATTAACGGTGCCGTCTCCATAGGAAGCTTTTTGAACGTGGACGGAATCGGATTCACGAACGGCTCGATAAAGGATTACGAGGATCAGATAAGCTTCTACACCATGTCAGGCTATGCTCCACAGCTCATGAAGTCTGTGAGCGATGTGAATTGGTCACCTGATGGTAAGCTGCCCAACCTTGATTTCGACAAGGACGCCACAGATCCACGAACCCCATTTCCGAAGTCGAATCTGTACGCCGCCGTGATTCGTAATCCTTACCTCGGCCCAATGACGAGGGACGTGGGTCCGCTGGAAATTTTCATGAATGGGATTCCGACGCTTGAGTTCAGCAAGTGCGTGCCCTACCTCAGTATTAACGTTGTCAGCCTCCTCAGAACAGCTGGGACCGTTGCACCCCCGTTGACCCTGATCGGATTTCTCAATCCGCCTGCGCTGGGCGCAAGCGACGCTGCGATCCTAAACGCGCAGGGTACTATCGTTAGGACGGAGGCAAGCACTCTGGGGGGTGGCTTGGTGAGTGGGATGGAACTTTTCACGGCACCTCAAACGCTTGTGAATATGGGAGCCACGGGCGCCGAGTTCGTACCTGTCATCGACAGAATGAGACCCTTGGCGAGCTTGGGTAACCTTTCGCTCTCAACCAAGATGCAGGCAAACATTCCGTTCACGACAGGTCGTCTCGAGATCACGATCCATGATCGCTCGAGATTACGAGAGATGGCGGCTTTCGTACGACCCGATCTCTACGGAACTACATTCCTCGATATCACACACGGCTGGTCGCATCCAGAGGGTGGACCTACATCGAGAAACTCCTACGGCAAATTCTTGGACGCGATGCGTCATACCACCAGGTTCAGAATCGCTGGATCGACCTACTCGTTCGAGGAAGGTGGGCAGATGAAAGTTACGTTGAACATCCAGACCGTAGGTTCAACTGACCTGCTCTACCTCGGACCCAAGGAAATGACGCCTGCAGCGAGGGAATTCTACGCTGTCGTTCGTCGATTGAATGAAGCGTTGGCAGCTAGAAGGTCCAGCAACACCGCGCCTTCAATGGCGGACTACGATTTTCTGGCTGCGTTCCAGGATCCCGCCTCCGCGCTCGCCGCCTCAAGGGATAAGAATATCCTCGCGAAAGCACGGAAATTGCTGGAGAAATTGCCCAACGATGATGTGATAGAAGGAATCATTCTGGAGATGGTCGGAAACGTCGGCAAAGATGCGGAGGCTGCCGCCGAGGGATCAAAAACTGACAAGTTTCAGGATGAACTCTCCAAGCAGTACGAAACTATCATCAACAATATCCCAACGTACGATAAAGATCCAGCGATGGGGACACTCTCGGTCGAACGATTCAACGCGATGAATGACAACACACTCTACGCGATATCAGGGAGTACTGTCTCAGAGGCGATTGATGGCACGACCACGGGTAACAAGAGCTCGGTCATAAATCGTACCAAGACCACACCGGCGAATTTCGTGTCCTACGGATCTGTTTTTATGAATATGATCGCGAAACCTCTGCGAGACTCTGGTCAATACGACGAAGTGCAGGTGATCTTCTACCCATTCAATAAGTACGCCGGCGCCGTGCATGACCAGCCGATAAGCGCCTTTCCAATTGAGATATCGAGACTCAAGACTGGAATGGACGAGCTCGCTCGTCGCTCTCCGAACGTCTCGTGTCGGCAGATCATCGGCCTGCTATACGATCGATTCACGCATTTTGCCCCGGCAAGAGCGTATCTTATGGCTGGCTTCTATGATCAGGACAAGGCTAACAAGGGTGACGTCTCGCAGTACGATCCGAAAGTCGTCAAGAACGTCAAGTTTAAGCAGGCCGATGGAAAGATTGTACCTAAAAATATCGCCCCCAGCACCCAACTTACTTTTGAGAAGAGGTTACTGAAAGTAGGAATTCCAGAGGCCCGATTCCAGATGCCCGTGGTGCAAGTCGCTGTCGAGGGAGCTCCCCTTACCTACGCTGACGGAGCTCCAATACTCGACGAGAGGGGAAATCCAAGGTCGATCGTAAAAATTCACGTCTACGATTCGGCGATGGATCCGCATTCGACCCTTTCCGACATCGTCAGGGCTGCGAAGGACAACGAGCTGAGCATCATCACCCTACCTATCGCGAAGGTTAACGCTGCGCAACGATCCAACCCGCTCGGTTCACCCGACACGGGTTCACCGGAAATGGCGAAGGTGAAAGAGGTCATTGAGGCAGGTGAGAAGGCCGGGGTCCTGCAGGCTGTGTCCATCGACGATCTTAAGCCGGTTTCGGGGGTAACGAAGGACGCGCTCGAAAGCATGAAGGGAAACAATTTTTATCGTGTGAAAGGCAGCTACGATGAGGTCAAACGTCTCGTGACCGCAGGAATACCTACCATCACGTACGGCTCATCGTTGACTGCGATCACGAATGCGTCACTTGCGAGCAACACGAGTCCAGGGCTTGGAAACGTCCAGCTTCTACGAGCTTTTGCAGAGCCCGGTGAGACCCGCGCCGAGAGCCTGACGTCAGGTGTCCCGATGCAGGTCATCCCCGCGCAGCTGAGCATCAGCACCATCGGCTGCACACTTTTCTCCACGATGCAGCGAATGTTTATAGATTTTGGAACGGGCACCTCCATCGACAACGTGTATCACGTCATCTCCTTCGACTCGACGATCGGCAAGGACGGATTCAAGACGGAGGTGAAGCTGCAGTTCGCGGACAGCTTCGCTGCCTATCGCAGCCTGAACCAGAATCTCGCTCTCCTTGCTCTCAACATGAAGTCTGACACCTCAAAGCCGCCCGCAGCGAGGCCGACATTCTCGAGTATACCCACACCAGCTGTTTCATTAAATTCCTCCGTACCAGATATCGACCCCAACAGGATCATAGAAGGCATCAGAAAGGAGATCAGGCAGGCTCTCGTCGCAGCAGCGATGCCGCTCGCGCAGCTTGAAGCGAACGAGAAAGCTAAACTCGAGAAGAAACTCCAGGACGCTCTTAGCAAAGTTAACGCGAAGGTTGAGGCGGAGAAGCAGAAGGCGATCGCTAAGGTCGAGGCCGCAATTCCCGAGGAGGTCAAGGAGAAGGTCGCGGACGCCCAACGGAAGATTACTGCAGCAGCTCTTGAGATCCAGCAGAAGACCGAGCCTGTGATTCGTGCCGCCCTACTCGCGAAGTCGATCGCGGATATTATCCTACTGGCCGAGACGCTTCCTGCGGGCATAGGAGCCGTAGTGATCGCCGAGGTACTCGTGGCAGTTGATGAGGCTCGTCAGCAGGCAGCTGCAAATGCCAAGGTTCAGTGAAATAATTGGAGCATGATAACCCTCAGCTCGCAAGCTCTTCACTCACCAAAACATCTGCAGCTCATCGATGATCATGTCACCTGGGTCGGAGATTACGGAGATTCATGGGTTCTCGGAGACCCTAGCGCAAGTCGATCGATCGAGGCTCTCATGGAAACGATGGGTCGAAGCCCACCGGGTCACGTTCCCAACGAGTTCGTAATCTCGATGGAGGGAGTTGCTCGTGGGAAGGTGCCCTGGCCGCTCGTGATCCCGCAACGCATTCTGGGAGAGCACCTTCGCTCGATAGCAGGTGATCTGGATGAGGTTATCGAGATGGCTGGGCGCTACGCTGATCAACTCGCGATGTCCCGTCGCGTTCTCACGAAGCTACGACCCTGCCGGATCGATCTCGCGGCGCTACGCGTCGAGCAGGGTCGATCCACGACCAGCGTGCTTGACAGCTTCGAGCCTGGACCTGATTTCACGTGTCACCCTCCGACGTACTCCCATGCGACCTCGACAGGTCGTCTGACGGTTCGTGAGGGCCCGAGAATCCTGACGCTGCAGAAGGAGCACCGTCGGATACTTGCGAGCCGCTTTGACGGAGGTCAGGTGATGCAGCTCGACTTTGTGTCCCTCGAGCCCCGGGTCCTACGTCTGATCGCGAATGGGTCTGCACCTGTTGACATCTATTCCGATGTCGCAGAGAGGCTCGGGGGGGCTGCGAATCGCAGGCAGGTGAAGCTCGCCACATTGAAGATGCTCTACGGTTCATCACGCGCTGGTATCACGGAGGAGCTCGGCTCCATCAACACGCGGGTGATCAAGCAGATCGAGGATTACTTCGGACTCTCGAATTTACGAGCGAAATTGTCATCAGAGCTCGCGAAAAGTGGTTCCATAAGAAGCTACTGGGGTCGACCCCTTCCGGAAGCGACGGAACAGCATCTCCTCATCTCCCACTTCACGCAATCCACCGCTGTTGACGTCGCGCTGGGGGGATTCGGCGATCTGCTCGAAAGTATCGAGAACGAGGATCTCGATGTTGTTCCATGCTACGTTCTTCATGATGCCCTGCTGGTTGATGTTCATCCGGGATCCAGGGATCGATTGGAGGCGCTGGCACGATCCGGCATCGACGTCGAAGGATTGGGTCATTTTGAGCTTTCCCTCTCACCAGCATACATAGATACTGAGGCATCATGAGTGATCTGAGGAAAAAAGCGGCAGCAGCCGGTTTAGGAAATCGACCCCCCGACTGGAGTAATAAGCGTCTGGGCCTCGCAGATCGCGATCCCAACCGCCTGATGAGCGGGGTGGGGCTCGCGGGCTTCAAGGGCACGGGCAGCGATTGGATCACCGATGTTTACAATCTCCTCACGATAGCCGTCCGCTCCTCCTTCCTCAACGGTCTATACAGCGAGCCACGACCCAGCCGGGCGAGCAACGCGGTCACCGTCGGTGCCGCGAGTGAGCTGTATCGATACAGTCCAGCCGTTATGCAGCGTATGATAATGTCCATCCTCTGGGCTGCTGACAGGACGGGTCGAATCGCGCTGCCCAGCAATCTAAGGGTGGAAATTACATCGAGCGAAAACGGTCTGTGGATTTACGTCAGGTGACTTGAAAAGTCTCACCAGCTGGTGTGATAATACACCATGATGAACGAAAGAGAGCTGACTGACCTCTGGACGACGTACGCTAAGCTTGTCGATAAGATCAACCGTGGTGAGGGTCTGTCCCGTATGATGGATGAGCTCGGGGAACGTCTCCTGATGTGTCCTGCCGAGCCCAGGAACGACAGTCCTGGGTGCGAACCGGGTGGACTTGTGCAGCAGGCGATCACTGTTGCGAAGGGTATGAAGAGGATAAACGACACATTCGAGATGGGCGCATCAACGGAGTCTATCCTCGTCGTCGGACTTCTGCATGAGCTTGGAAAGGTCGGAAATCTTGAAGAGCCTTACTTCGTTCCTGAGGAGGAGAGCTGGCGTCGTGATAAGCTGGGAGCTTTCTACAAACCCAACGAGGGCATGTCGCGGATGACGATCCCGGAACGATCCCTTTTCCTGCTCCAGCACTATGGAGTGCAGCTCACCGAGGAGGAGTTCATGGCGATCCGCGGTCCAAGTCGTCCACCCGACTGGGTCGAGAGTCGACTCGCTCCGACTGCTGAGCCCACCCTCACAATTCTCCTACGTTCCGCGCGAGATATCCTCGTCAGAAAGGTCGGAGCGGAATAGTTATTGATATGGAAACGCTGGATAAGAAAGCACTTCGTCTGATGATCATCGAGGCTCTCGATGAGATTGCCTGCGGCACCGACGAAGGCAGCGGTTGCATGAGTGAGGAGGAGCTCGATGAGTTCTCAGGCGCTGGTGCGGTTGCTGGTTACACGCTTCCGCTTGGCATGCGTCCGCCTGGTCCACGTCGGAATGCTGTCGACATCGCCCGTCGGTCCTTCGGCGGCCGCGATCGGAAGAAAAAGCGCAACCGCCGCTGAAAATCAGCAAACCATAACATACAATCTCCCTATGTCCTGGCCCGAAAAGCGGGACATGGGGTAACCCCGGAAAGGGGAGGCGAAAGCTGAAACTTTCCGCTCAACAATCAATCAATCAAGGAAACAATAAAACATCATGGCAATCGATCTCGACGCAATCCGCCGCAAGCTCGGCGAACTCTCCGGTAAGAACAACAAGCGTGACCAGCAGTGGAAGCCCGAGGAGGGTAAGGAGTACACGGTACGACTCCTCGCATTCCAGAACAATGAAGGTCAGCCCTTCAAGGATCGCTGGTACTACTACAACATCGGTAACAGCCCAGGCATCCTCGCTCCGTTCCAGTTCGGCAAGCCTGATCCGATCAAGGAGCTTCGTGGTAAGCTCTATGACGAGGGCAGCGACACGAGCCGCGAGCTCGCGAAGAAGGTCGCTCCGAAGATGCGCACCTTCGCTCCGGTCATCGTCCGCGGTGAGGAGGACAAGGGAGTTCGTATCTGGTCCTTCGGCAAGATGGTCTACCAGGACATCCTCAATCTGATGCTGGACGAGGATTACGGCGACATCACCGATCCACTCGAGGGTCGTGACATTCGCGTGACCGTCTCGAAGCTTCCTGGCAAGCAGTTTGCCGATACGAAGGTGAGCCCCCGAGCGAAGGTGGAGCCCCTGTCGAAGGATTCGGCGACCGCCAAGAAGTGGCTCGAGTCGATCCCGGAGGTTGACGAGGCTGTGAACCTCAAGTCCTACGAGGAGATCGAGAAACTCGTCAATGATTGGATTAACGGCGGCGCTTCGAGCGATTCCGGCACGAGCCGTGGTGGTCCTGCGCCTCGCACCGAGACTGACAGCAAGCTCGCCGCTTTCGATGATGATGATCTTCCGAAGACGAGCAAGAAGACTGGAGCTGGTCCGAAGGCAGCAGCCCGTGATCTCGATGATGCATTCGCGGACCTCGAGGATAGCGGGTTCTAACCCCAGTCTCTGACAGATGGTGCGAGGGCGGAAGGAGTTAATCCTCTCCGCCCTTTGCACATTCCAGCCGAGCAATTTAGAATATCGTAGGAGTCATAATGGCAAAGAAGGATACTACAGCAGCGAAAACGGCTGCTGATGATTTTACCAGTGAGCTTATCTCGTCCCTCAACAAGGATCATGGATCCCGGATCGCCTACAACCTGGCAGTCGATACCTCTCCAACTCACGTGAAGCGCTGGATCTCCAGCGGATCGCGGCAGCTGGATCTCATCGTCTCGAATCGTGCGAACGGTGGCCTACCTGAAGGCCGTATCGTGGAGATCTTCGGACCCCCGTCGATCGGTAAGAGCCACATCGCAACGCAGATCGCCCGTTCCACCCAGTCGATGGGAGGTATCGTCGTCTATATCGACACCGAGAATGGCACTTCGGTCGAGAACCTGGCGGCCCTCGGTGTCGATGTCTCGAAGCGCTTCGTCTATGTCGATACCCACTGCACCGAGGAGGTGCTTGACATCGCCGAGAAGACGATCCTGAAGGCAAAGGCGATGCAGAAGGATGTCCCGATCACCATCATCTGGGACTCTGTCGCCGCAAGCTCCCCGAAGGCTGAGCTCGAGGGTGCCTATGACAAGGACACGATCGGTCTGCAGGCTCGAGCGATCTCGAAGGGCATGCGAAAGATCACCGGCGTCATCGGCGACCAGAATGTCCTCTTTGTCATCCTCAATCAGATTCGCACGAAGATCGGCGTCCTCCACGGCGATCCGACAACAACCCCTGGTGGCATGGCGATCCCGTTCCATGCCTCTGTCCGTCTCAAGCTCGGCGCGGGCTCCCACATCGAGAACAAGCAGGGTGAGGCGATCGGCATCAACGTCTGGGCGAAGACGATCAAGAACAAGGTCGCGCCGCCCTTCCGAAAGGTGGAATTCCGCATCATCTTCGGTAAGGGTATCGAGGAGCATGAGGAGGTATTCGACGTGCTCCGCGAGCATGGTCCGGATATGGTGAACGATCATCAGGTCTCTGTCGAGGGCACTTCAGCCTGGAAGACGATCAAGGTCACCAACGAGAAGAATGAGAACATCATCGAGAAGAAGTTCTACAAGGCTGACTTCGGCGATCTCTGGAAGGATCCGCAGTACAAGCCCTGGATTGACGGTCTTCTGGAGAAGGCTCTCATCCGAACCGCTGTGAGCGCGAATGATCTCGACATCGATCCTGAGTCCTACGAGGAGATGCGAGCTCTTCGGGACCAGATGGTCGGTGCAGATATCGATCCGGAGGCGTAAATGCTCGGTGGAAGGCCCACATTACTGGTGGACGGGCTCAATTGCTTCACCCGTCATTTCTGCGCAAACCCGACGTTGGGTGCGAATGGGCAGGCTGTTGGCGGTATCGTGGGCTTCCTTAACGAGTTGGGGCAGAAATGTGAATTTCTGAGCCCGAGGCGCGTCGTTGTCGTCTGGGAGGGCGGTGGTTCTCCCAGACGCCGCGCTCTCTTCGCTGAATACAAGACGAAGAGGAAGCCTCAGAAGCTCAACAGGTACTACGAGGGTGATATTCCCGACACTGTGGGAAATCGAAACTGGCAGGTTGCCACCCTCGTTCAGCTCTTGAAGCTCCTACCCGTCCAGCAGAGCTACGTCACTGACTGCGAGGCTGATGATGTCATCGCTTACGTGGCGAGATACCGCCTGAAGGACGATCCCTGCGTCATCATGTCGTCCGACAAGGACTACTACCAGCTTCTCGACGATCGTATTCGAATCTGGAGCCCGACCTCGAAGTCTTTCGTGAATGAACCCGATGTTTTGGCACGTTTCGGGTGCACTGCACGAAATTTCGTCGCGACCCGGTGCTTCGTCGGTGACGGTGCGGACGGCATTCCCGGGATAGACGGCGCTGGTTGGAAGACCATGGCCAAGCGCTTCCCGGAGGTCGCTGGAGAGGCTTTGCTGGGTCCGGATGATATTGTCAGCCTGGCAGCGGAGCGAGCCTCTCCAAAGGGTCCGCAGTTGTTCAGAAGCATAGTCGAGGGAGCTGATGAGGCACGTCTCAACTGGCAACTTATGAATCTCGACGTGAGCAGCCTGTCAGGTACGCAGGTGGGAAAAATCGACTCTGGACTCGAATCATTCAGCCCCGCGGCCAATAAAATGGAATATCTCAGGTTGCTGGTCAAATCTGGCATCAACAATTTCGACCGCGACCGAGTTTTCTTCCAACTGACCAGTCACCTCCTTCATACTTAAGAGAGCTTATGACTTCAACTGAACTTAATACGGGCGAAGCTCTATTTCGCCAGTACGGCAAGTCGTTTCAAGAGAAGATTTTCCAAGGTCTGCTGACGGACCATACCTGGGCTGCCCAGATGATCGAGGTCATGCGACCCGATTACTTTGATTTGAAGTACCTTGCGTTCCTCACAGATCGCTACTTCAAGCATTACGAGAAGTACAAGTGTTTCCCAACGATGCAGCTCCTGGTCTCGATCATCAAGGAGGATCTGCAGCAGGGGCCCGACGCGATCCTCAAGGATCAGATCATCGATTTTCTCCATCGCATGCGTGCGAACCCCGATCCGGGCGATCTTGGCTACACGAAGGAGAAATCACTCGATTTTTGCAAGCGGCAGGCTTTCCGTGAGGCGCTCGAGAAGGCGGTTGAGATGGTCGCAACGGACAAGTTTGAGTCCGTTGTCGACCTGATGAAGAAAGCTGTCTCCGTCGGCATGGCTAATACCACGGGTCACGATTTCTTTGAGGACGCTGAGGCTCGCTTCGTGAAGATTAATCGTAACCCATGTCCGACGGGTCTCGATGTCCTCGACAGCAAGGAAATCTTCCGCGGAGGGCTCGGTCGGGGCGAACTCGGTGTTGTCGTCGCTCCGACAGGCGTCGGCAAATCACATTGGCTCACCGCGATGGGAGCCCATGCCCTCAAAATGGGTAAGAATGTCGTCCACTACACATTCGAGCTCACGGAAACCGCAGTCGGACTGCGCTATGACTCGAATCTCTGCGGGATTCCCTCGAATGAGGTGCCCGACATGAAGGAAGACGTTCTCAACACGTACAAGACGATGGATCTCGGTCGTCTCATCATCAAGGAATACCCAACGGGCACGGCTACGGTCCAGATGATCAGGAATCACATTGAGAAGCTGAGTCTGAAGGGCTTCATTCCGAGCCTTATCGTCATCGACTATGCCGACATCATGAGATCTTCCAGAACGTTCGACTCACTTCGTCACGAGCTGAAGCTTGTCTATGAGGAGCTGAGAAACCTAGCGATGGAGCTCAACCTTCCGATCTGGACCGCCTCACAGGCGAACCGTGAAGCCTCAGGCGCTGAGGTCGTCGGTCTCGAAAACATGAGCGAGGCATACGGTAAGGCGATGGTCGCTGATGTTGTCGTGTCGATCTCCCGCAAGCCGAGCGAAAAAGCTGATGGCTCGGGCCGCCTTTTCGTGGCAAAGAACCGAGCCGGGAAGGACGGAGTTCTTTTCCCTATTCACATCGACACGTCCCAGTCTAGGATTAAGATTCTGGATGAGAACAGTTTGACTCTGCAGGAATCGATGTCGCAGGACAGCAATGATGCTAAGAAGCTTCTGCGAAAGAAATGGCAGGAAGTAACTGGTAGTAAGTGAGGAACTACAATGTCTTATAGCAAGAGTGAGGTTCTTGAGAGAACCAGCGCGTATTTTGACTACGATGAACTTGCACCTGATGTCTTCATGAAGTACGCCCTTCGTGACAAGGACGATAATATCTTGGAGGTTGATCCAGATCAGATGCATCGTCGTCTAGCGCGTGAGTTCGCACGCATGGAGGCGAAGTACCCAAACCCGATGGGTGAGGAAGAGATCTACGATCTCCTGAAGAATTTCGATGATGTTGTTCCTCAAGGATCTCCGATGTCGGGAATTGGGAATCCTCATCAGCTCCAGAGCTTATCGAACTGCTTTGTGATCGATCAGCCTCACGATAGTTATGCTGGCATTCTCTTCTCCGATCAGGAGCAGGTCCAGATTATGAAGAGGCGCGGCGGCGTTGGGTTCGATATCTCCGCCATCCGACCGAAGGGACAACCGACTTCCAACGCTGCTCGAACGACCGACGGGATCGGTGTCTTCATGGAGCGATTCTCAAATTCCTGTCGTGAGGTTGCTCAAGGAGGTCGTCGTGGTGCTCTCATGCTCACCATCGACTGTCGTCATCCGGAGATCGAGACCTTCATCGATATCAAGCGCGACCTCAAGAAGGTAACTGGGGCCAACATCTCCATCCGCTTCACGGACGAGTTCATGCAGGCGGTGGAAAGAAACACGGGATTCTGCCTCCGCTGGCCAGTCGAGAGCAATCCTGAGGACGCAGAGATCGTCAAGATGGTCGACGCGAAGCAGATCTGGGATAAGTTTGTGGACGCAGCATGGTCATCCGCCGAACCGGGAGCTCTCTTCTGGGATACCGTGGTGAATAATGGTATCGTTGATTGTTATCGAGACGTGGGATATAAGACGATCTCGACGAACCCATGCGGTGAGATTCCACTTAGCCCATACGACAGCTGTCGTCTCATGGTCGTTAATCTCACGTCTTTCGTAAACGACCCGTTCACAGATTACGCCAGGTTCGATTTCGGTCGTTTCAATGAAGTCGTGATGAAAGCCCAACGTCTCATGGACGACCTCGTTGACCTTGAGGTGGAGTGCGTTGACAGAATTCTCGAGAAGATCGAGAAGGATCCACAACCGAAGCATGTGAAGCAGATAGAGCGCGATCTATGGGAGAAGATCCGAGCGGCGGGTCTCAACGGTCGTCGCACGGGCCTCGGAGTCACGGGTCTCGGTGACACGATCGCTGCGTTGGGAGCTCGCTACGGTGATAGTTGCTCCATCGACATCACACGTGAGATCTACAAAGCTCTTGCGATCGGTGCCCATCGCTCCTCCCTCATCATGGCACAGGAAAGAGGCGCTTTCCCTGTCTGGGATTATGAGAAGGAGAAGGATCACACTTACCTGAAGCGTGTGATCTCAGCTTGCAACGGTGCATACTACGACATGTGGAAGACAACTGGTCGTCGTAATATCGCGCTTACGACCACCGCACCCGTCGGATCCGTCTCCTGCCTCACTCGCACGACATCAGGTATCGAGCCAGCCTTCCTCCTCTCCTACAAGCGTCGTCGTAAGATCACGCAAGGAGACCTCACCTCCAGGGTGGACTTCGTGGATCCGATGGGCGACAAGTGGCAGGAATACACTGTCTATCACCACTGGTTCAAGAAGTGGATGGACGTAACTGGCAAGTCTGACCCGAAGGAGTCACCGTACTGGGGAGGCACGGCAAATGATATCGATTGGGTAAAGTCGGTAGAGATTCAAGCGGTAGCGCAGGAATGGATCGATCATAGCATCAGCAAGACCTGTAACCTTCCGAACTCTGCGACCCGAGAAACGGTGAACGACGTCTACATTCAGGCGTGGAAGAACGGTTGCAAAGGATTCACTGTGTATCGTGATGGATGCAGGACGGGAGTCCTCGTACAGGTCGATGAGCCCAAGAAGGAGAAGAAGCTAGAGGACGGTCGTCTAACTCCCAAGCGACCGAAGTCCCTTGAGTGTGATATTCACAGGGCGACAGTAAGAAGCGGAGACACATCTGAATCGTGGCTCGTTCTCATCGGTTTGAACGATGGGAAGCCTTACGAAGTGTTCTGCGGAATCCCAGAGAATATTGAGATTCCAAAGAAATACAAGTCAGGAACTCTCATTAAAAACGGAAAACGGGACGGTGTCACCACCTATAACCTTCAGGTTCCAGTTGGAGATGATGATAATCTAGTTTTCAAGGATATTTTGAATCTGTTCGACAATCCAACACAGGGAGCTTTCACAAGGACCATCTCCCTCGCCCTACGTCATGATGTTCCGCTCCACTATGTTGTGGAGCAGTTGCAAAAAGACAAGAATTCGGATATGTTTTCATTCGGTAGGGTAATTGCCCGAGTCCTCAAGGGATACATCAAGGATGGTACGAAATCAGCAGAGAAGGGGTGCCCAGAGTGTGGCAATTCCGAGCTCGTCTACCAGGAAGGCTGCCTCTCCTGCAAGGCGTGCGGCTACAGCAAGTGCAAGTGAAGAATTCGAAGAGATCATTAACCTAACACAAACGGGGTATGCAGTGAATTTTATCGCAGACGTTTCCCATCATATCAAGTCGGTCGAGCTTCGAGTCGATCCCATCATCATCCGGGTCAACAAGTTCGACGAGGAATCGGCCAAGGAGTTCACTGACCTCATGAGCAGGGCTCAGAATACAGGGCAGTCGGTGATTCCAGTCGTTATCGACTCCTACGGCGGGCAAGTCTACTCTCTTATGTCCATGATCGGTGCGATCAAGGCATCCCGAGTTCCTGTTGCTACGATCGTCGAAGGTAAGGCGATGAGCTGTGGCGCACTACTCTTCAGCTTCGGGGCTGAGGGTAAGCGT